TCCATCAACAAGATCAGGATTTGAAGTTAAATACAGTACATTAAGTCTTGTCAACAACTGAATAAAGTTTTGTTCTTGATTCACCACTTCTTGTACCGAAACAGTTATAGGGTTATAGAAAGTGGATTGCTTATTTGTAATATAAGCCTTATAGTTGTTTTTAACCGCTCTAATTAATTTATTAGAGAAGTTGAACTCAGGTGATTCCAAATAGTCAATAAAACTATTATCCCCCGATTGTATTTTTCCTGTGTAATCACTAAAATATTCATTAATTCTTTTCTCAATATTTTGTGGTTTACCATATAAATTTTCATCCGTTGTTTTTGTTACCTCAAATTTACCCTCCATGTAGTACCTCTCATAACCCCACTGCTGCATCATAACTCCATTATATTGGTCAACTATAGTCTTCGACTTATTGATAATATTATTGAAGTATGTTTGACTCTCATCGATTAAACTATTCATAATATCTTTATAGTTGATATCACCCGTTTCTAAATTATCGTCTCCGATTGTTTTGTTTGTCACTACCCCTATAGTTTCATTGTTACCCTTACCAGCATATGCTGAACCATTATTAACATCACCAAGGTTGTTAAGAGTTTCGTTATTTTGGAAGTTTTTGATGAAGTCAGCATCCAACGCTTGTGAACTTTCAATATCTGTTGCGTCTGCTCTTTCATCATACATCTCTGTATTGGCATAATAGTTGAACGATAGAGCGTTCTGTAATTTATCGACAGGTTCTTTTAATCCAGCACCACCTAACATGTTGAATCCTAAAGTAACGTTAGCGATCATTGGTTGTACACCGATACCCTCAGGATTTATATCTAAGTTTTCATAAGTAATCGATAGAGAGTTAGGTGCGATTTTAGTATTGAAGAAATCACCGACTCTCAAAATTAGAATCGGAGGTGCCCCAAAGGCTGTGTTAACCGCAACATCGTATTGTACCACAGATTGACCGTTTACCGTCTTAATTGTCGGTATACTCTCACCAGGTCTCATACACTGTTGTAAGAAAGTTAATCTACTGTTGAGTCCCTCAGGTGTCATAGAATGGAAGGCGGGATCGAAGAACTGTAACTTGTCTTTTAAGTTATCAAAAACCATGGGTGTCTCTTCTTTGATCATATCAAAATAATCACATTCAGATAATAATTTTCTTAACACTCTCTTAGTGATATTATCTCTTTGAACTTGAGTAATTGTTTCAACTGGACCTGTTATGTTTGTTTGACTTCCTCCTTGTATAGGTGTTGGAACAGTTCCAGGTGGTGTTGACGGAGCAATTGAAGTTTCCGAACTTGAGTTTTGTTGAGGTGGTTGTGTTGTTGGAGGTGTAACGGTAATATTTTTAATAGTTACTCTTCTACACGCCATGGCGTTTCTTGTATAGATATCTTTTTTAGCAACGTCTGTTCCATCAGTACAATTAATAGAATTGGTATCTAAACCTTTAACTTGAACTCCTTTTGCATCTTCTCCCTCTGATTCTGGCTTGAAGATTAATTTACTTCCCACGTATTGTTTTAACTCTTTGTCATTGTTGTAATACGCAGCCACAGATTTAGTTCTTCTGTCACCTAAACTTTTGTTGTAAGCTTGTGTCTGAGGAGCTGAGGCAGAACCCACTATCGTTATTGTAAATGAATAATCTTCCTTAAGAAATTTTAAAAGATTGTTATAAAACTCTCCACCGATCTTCAACACATTGAAATTACCAATTACACCGCTCGAAAACATATTTGCAACCTGGGTTTTAGCCTGTGGGTCAGGTTTTAAATTTGGTGCTGTTGCTTCTTTAGCATATTTTTCTTGATTCGATGGTGATGTATAAATGTCGTATAACGGACCATAGTTTTCGTCACTTCCCTTAGGAATATCATTTTCGAAATAGTAACCGTAATTGTAATACTGTGTCCAATTGAATGGTTCTGGCGTTGTGTTGTTGTTTGGTTGGTTTGTAGTATTACCCCCTACTGATGGTATACCAACGTTAATTTGATTATTAGCCTCGATTATTTCTTCTTTGGTAACCGCAGGATTTGTTAACATTCTTTGTATCTCATACAAATCAGATCTTTCGATAGTTGCATACTTTTTCCCCAACTCATACAAGTCATATTTTCTACAGCCAGCAAAGAACGAATTGATTATACCATCGATTTCATTTTTTCTTGTTTGATCCTTTAATACTTTATTAACAATTAAGTTTAATACAGAAGGATGGTCAACAATTATTTTCCATGTCAAAGTTCCTGATCTTGATGTTGACTTATATGTATAGATTGGCTCTGGTCTTCCTAAAAATTCTGATTGGTTCCATCCTGCACTTACTGTTTCATTTACTGACAAACCATATGGAGGGAACCACATAACTCTACCACCATTTGGTCCTTTCTCACAGTCGGCTAAATCATCAAACATTTTGGACGTTCTCCAAGCCAAGTTCTCAATAGAGAACATGTATTTTTTGGCGTATGCATTGTTGCCTGTACCAATTAAATTTGTGGAGTCTTGACCTCCATTTCTCCTATTTGGTGCAATGTTTAAATTATATGTCTTGTCCATTACAGAGTAAGAAAACTTCCTTCCCTCTGTTGTCATACCATCTGTCTTTTGTAGATCATTGAATTGTAAGAAAGGTGTGTCTTTGGTAAAAACTCTACAATACTCAGCACCCACTTCATTTCCAATAGGTCCAACATATGAAATAACCCTCGAACCTTTAGTCATCTCGGTATATCCGTCACTAAAAATTTTACTTACTTGATCTATTGCGTTACCAACGTGCTCAAATCTTTTTTTACCTGCCGGTTGACTATCAACCAATCTTTGTGTGTCATCAAGTATCGACCCTGTTCTAAACTTATAGTTTGTAGATTGAGCATCGTTATATGTTGAAGGTGCAAAGTCAGGGTCTTCACCCATTTCTTTACCACCTGGTCCTACATATCTTCCGGCATTCAGTTTGTATTTTGGAGACACCCATGTGAATCCTCCTTCAATACCACCACCATCTACATACGGAACTCCGTTCGCACCCAAACCAGGACTTTGTTCAACACCTTCATAAAGTTGTGCTAACTCAGAGGGTCCATATACTGGCGATTGAACTGATCTACCAAATTCGTCTGTTGGAATATCTCCTATTGGAGAAAATATCATTCCTGGATCAGAAGATCTAGATCCAACATAATAATCACTACTATTTGCACTTGCCCCAACGATAGCTCCCCCTAATCTATCAACAAAATTTCTATCGTAATCTGGTTTGAATTTGTTGTAATCAATATTCTTAAATAAAACACTTCTCTGACCAGATCCTGTATTACTTAAAAACTTTTGAGATCCTGAGTCCGCACCTAATAATCTAGCAAAGAATTTACCAACACCACTCTCTGTTACAAAATTAAAAGCATTTTTAATTTGTTGGATTGTAGTTGGTTGTCCTAATCTAATTTCTGTATCCCAATATGAACCAGGGATTGGAGAAACAGGAAAATAAGATCCTGATAGTCTGGTTGCTAAATCAACCGCAGCAAGAAGTGGATTTCCAGGAACAGTGATTTGATAATTTGGTTCAATTAAAGGAATTCTATTAGTAAGAACGCCAAATAAATTACTACCACTATTCGCACCAAAAGCATTTATTCTCGCCTGTGTTCTTTGATAAATCTCCGTAGCAATTCTATCCTCAAACGCCTTTTTTAATTGTACCGCACCCAACTTAGCGATGAATGAATCGGAACTTAAAAGACCATTACTACCTAATGGATCAGGTTTAAAAAGAATGTCAACGGGTTCGTAAAAAGATGCATCAAAGTTTGGATATGGTTCGAACTGAGATTCTTTAATTACCGTTTGTGTATTGTATTGAAAAGGTGTGTCGGGTGCGTAAACATTGAATCTAGATGCTCTGTCGTTGAAGACTGCAATACCGTATTCAAAAGGATCGGGTTCCGCGTTAACAACTGCAGAATCTGTAAGTACTGTAGGGTAGGCAACCTGATTTGGGTCCACATAAGGAGCCAAAGAATATGGCTTCAAATTTCTCGTGAACAATTTTTTCCTAAACGCTTCTGTACTTCCGAAATCTAGTGGACTAGGCATTAAATGTTTTTTCTATAAATAGGTTGAGAGGTATTTTTATTTTGACATCTTAAGGGGTATTGTTTTCCCATTTGCTGATTGAGCTTGGTTTGTTACAGCTTGATATAGATATTGTTGGAATTCTGCTGATTTAAATACTTTATCTAATTTCTTCGAGAACTCAGGGTCGTCTGGTGATCCTGTCACATCAACCTTAATTGTGATAGTCCCATCGTGTTTTACATTCTGATTAACATTTGCAGTCTTTATTCCACCAATTTGTTTTCCTATTTGAGAAACGTTAGTTATTGGCTTTATTTTTTTATCGGGGTCTGCTGTTTTTAAACTTTCTGTTATTTTTTTTCCAATTTCCGTATTAGCTAAACTACCTTCTTTTATTTTTTCTTGGAGATTTTCCATTAATGTTTTCGGTAGTGTACTCATATACTCACCGGCCTGAATTCCTTTGTCCTTCAGACCCGCAACAATTTCTTTTCCAACGTCCTCAAAACTTTTTTTACCTTCTAAAACATCAACAAGATTTTTACCAAATTTTTCGGCAATTTCGTTAGTCACACCTGTCACTTGATCCTTTTTAGGTAATAAATCTCTCAAAGAGCTTGCCACGGTGTCCGTTAAACCTCGTGTCAATTCAGGAAGATCCCTGATACCTTTTGTATCTGCAATTCCTCCAACTACAGTATTTTTAATGGCTGTAAGGTTTCCCGCAGCAATTTCACCAGCACTAAGTTGAGCACGTGCAATATCTTCCATAGATTTGGGTGCATTTTTTGACGCTTCGATTGCCGTTTTCAATTGAGCCTCATTCAAATCAGTCAGTTTCTTATCAACCATTTCCCCCTTCTCATCCTTAACTTTGATGGTATAATCACCTCCTTTCATCTCAGCAAGATTAGCAACGTACATTTTGTCTTCTTCGCTAAGATTACCAGCAAATGAAATTTGTTTCATAATCTCACCAGAGTTAGCCGCCGCTAATCCCATCTTAGTTAAATTATCATAAGAAACATTGGTTGCCTTAGAAATCTCCTTTAATTGTCTAATTCCACCTGGATCTATTTTGAAAGATTTAGTCTTTTCATCAAAAACAGTAAACCTAGCAGCAACGTCTGCAATTGATTTTTGTAAACCGGCTGGATCATTAATTGACGCGTCCATTAATGCAAATGGATCAGACAGTGTTCCCATACTAACTCCGAGTCTCTGCATTGCCGAGGCGACCTCAATAGCACCTTCAGGATCAAACACTTTTTCTGCAAGACTTGCGGTTGCGTTCATATTAACCCTTAACATAGCAGATTGAGCAGCCATCTTAGTAAGGCCTTCAACTCCACCTTGGAAATTATATTCATTCATCATCGATGAGTTACGGACAACATCCTCCATGATTTCTTGAGTATTCATTCCAATACTTCTCACATATTTGACCGATTCTTCTAAATTTTCTTGTATATTTCCAAATTGAATACCAACATCGGTTAAAGGTCCAACAAATCTTTCTGGTTCTTGTCCTATTACCAATGAGGTTTCTAATAATTCTTTCAATGCATCAGAAGAAGCAATTACATTTTTCTTGGTTTCTGTTGAAAGTTGACTGAGAAAGGAAGCAGCTTCATTCGCTGTTTTTCCAAAAGTATTGAAAAATGGTTCAACATCTCTTAGTGTCCCTTCTATTTGCCCAATTCTTTCACGAGTTTCCCCAAACTGTTTGTTCAATTGGGAAGCAAGAGCATTGATTTGCTCGAGGTTCAATCGTATCTCGGTTCCAATTTGTGTGAACCCTTTCAGAGCTTCTTCTGTATTTCCTACTTTTTCTCTTTCATCGAAATTTTGCATCTATAGGTTTTAATATAAATAGATAAGGGACCAATTTTAGGTCCCTTTGTTATTTTCTTCTATCCACTTCTCGAGTAAAAACTTTCTAACAAAGACGGGCATTATAAGAAAATCTTGATATGATATGTGTAATAAAGAACTTAAATAATAAAACTCTTCAGTTTGTATTTTTCTATAATCAGAAGAAAGGACGAAAAAAGTCCACCCCAAAACCAACGTTAACCGTTAGTCTATCTCCTGATGGGGTAATTACAACTCTTTCCATATCCAATTTTGGCTCGTTGTCATCCAAAAACTTTCTTATGTGTTTAGAGTCTGCAATCAACATTGTATTGATTACTCGAGCAATTTCACCTTTGTCTTTAGTTCCATTGTATTCTGCAATTTGTCTCTCGAGTTTCCAAGTTACTCTTGGTGCTGGTCGACCTGCAGGGTATTTCGACGCCATGATTCTAAGTTCGACTAAGTCACCAAAACTCAATGGTTTCAATTTGACTGATGCACCAGACACAGGTAATATTGTTTCAAATAAACCTTCTTCGTTTGGTTTCGATCCTTTTTTTATATTCAACTCATCTAACAACACAGTTGCTTGGAATGGTTGATTTGTTTTAGGGTCTGTAACATTGACAACCATTTCAGGTCCAAAAGCCGTGTTTCTCAAAAAGATTAGAATTGCCTCAATGTCCCCTTCCAAAAGTTCTTCAGGTCTAAGGTCTGGTTCGAATAATTTAGCACGAACCAATGCCATGGTTAAATCGTCTGATCCACCCATCAAGATGTTTTCATCATTTGCGGTAAGATAACCTACTTTTACCGTAGATTTTTTGCTTTTATAAAATACACCTCCTGATGGTAAAGGTACCACGTCATGGGGTAACGATAAATTTTGTTGTGCGTATTGCGCTGTTTGATTATCCATAAAAAAAACCGTGAGGTTTTGTCCTCACGGTTAAATATAAACTGACTTTACTTTTTATAAAGTATTAATAGATAAGTACACATCTGTCCATTCTTAAAGAAGCTGTAATGTTTGCTAAAGCGTCTTGAGAATATGATAAAGCGTTGAAGTTAACGTCTGTTAAGAAAGTTCCGTAAAGAATCCATTTCTCAACCACAACTCCTGTTGGATCCAACATTTCAAGGTCGATATCCTTTTTGTAACCCGCGGCATATCCCATACGACCTGTAACAGATTCTGCATGTAGACGAACCCATTCCATAAGAGCCTGAGCCGCTGATGGTCCAATTGGATCACGGAATGTAACGTTAATTGGTTGCCAGTTAAATCTACCAGCAACGTAAGTAGAAGTATTCAAAAATTGAATCTCTGTAGATCCGATTGTTATGTGAGGTCTTGCTGCAGACTCCACAAACCACTCATTAATACCCAATGTCGAAGGAAATCTCAAAATGAATCGATTCTGACGTTTCGGTTCGTAAGGTATAGGCATTTTCATCAGTAAGTCAGCCATAGTATATTAGTTTTTTCTTTTTGTGTTTATAAGTATAAATATATCTCGAATAATTTTTTTCTCTTTACTTTATCGTCAAAAAAAAGTATTCATTATTTCATTATAGTTTTCTTTCCAGTACCAGTATAATAAGTTTTAACTATATTATCTGGATCTTTATCAAATCTATTTTTCATTACTTCTACATTTCTTATGTCATCATCTGAAAAACCTATTGTAGGAGTAAATTTATTAGCGATGTCTTTTTTAAGGAAAGCTCTTTTATTAAATAATGCAGCCAAACCTTTGATGTAATCCACGAACCCTTCCATTGCAACAACCTTCGCTTCTTCAGGATTAGTTGCACCCCCCTCATCTCCAAAAGAAACAGGATGGTATTTGTTGAGTTCCAAATATGTTTTTATTAATTCATTGTCCGTCATTTCTTCTTCACCCACAAATGAACGGTATTTTCTGAGATTCTTAATTAATTCTTCCTTATTAATCCCATTAAAATTATTTATTATGTAATTGTAAACCGCTTGTTTTAAAGTGTTGGGGTTGTGACCTCTTGCTGTGATGATTGAAAATATTGAACCATTGTTAATCGCTTCTCTAAAATCATCAAACGCAGGACCAACTTTAGCTTTCATCGCATCAATTATAAATTGTTTGTCCCCTTCCGTTCTAAAATTTCTGAAAGGATTTTCAGCAAAACCCACAATAGTGTGACCCTTATAATCAAAATCACCCTTTCCAACCTT